CGACGATGTCGCCGTCGGCATTGCGACAGACCGGGCAGGTTCGCCGGTCGAGCGTCGCGTCCCAGACCTTGAGCAGGCTGGAGACCGAGCGCGGCGCCTGCACCTCGTGGGAGGCCTCCTCCCGCCCTTCGTTGAAGGCGCTGGAGGACTCGGTTACCGCGATTCGCGTGGCGCTTCCCTGAGTCGCTGCGTTGGCCGCAGCTGCAGCGCTTGCGGCGCGTTCGCCCTCCGCTTTGCGCAGCCAGCGCTCGGCGTAGCTGTTGCCCAGGAACCGAGCGCGCTGGACCTCCGCCGCAACCGCTGCGCTCGCCGCGCGGGAGCCGTAGAGCTCCGCGCCGACGCTTGCCGCCTCCTCCTCGAGTCGCGCTATCCCAGCCTGGCGAGCGGTGGCTCGAGCGACCGCAATCCCGCGCGCGACGCTCTCTGCAACGCGTCGCGCAATCGCGCGCGGTGTTAGCCCTCGCTTGAGACCCTCACGTACCGCCGCGTCACGTTGACGCAGCACCAGAGCCAGGCTTGCCGCTTCCGCCGCTAGGAGTCGCTTTCGCGTCTCCTCCGCCTGCGCCTCGCGTTCGTCCTGACTTCGCACCGGTCGCTCCAGAGGCCAGCTCGTGCATCTGCTGCTGCTCGCGCGCGGCCTTGTCCTCCTCCTCCTGGCGCCGTTTCTCGGCCTCCTCCTCGAGCTTCTCCATCACGGCGTCGATGTTCTCGAGGCCGAAGATGGGCGCGATCTTCTCGACTGCTGCGCGGAGGGGGATGATCGGGGTGCCGTCACCGCCACCAAGCGCAGCGAGGACCATGTCCACGATGGCTTTCTGCTCGGTCGGGTCCGGCGCGAAGTACGCGCCCCACTTGACGGTGATGCTAGGCGGCTGCCACGCCATCGGTCTCCGCCGCGAACTTCTGCAAGATCGGCAGCGCCTGCTTGATGAATGGCACCTTCAGCGCCTTGCCGACGCGTTGCGCGATTCGGAGCTGCATGCTGATGCTCGGCTGCAAGAACCCCTCCTCGACGTCGTCACGGTACACACCGCACCGGTCGACCTGCTTCTGCTTGATGGCTTCGAGCGCTTTGCCGCTGGTGGTGGCGGCAAACTTGATGTTCTCGGGATCGAGGAAGACGACGCAGAGCGCCTCTTGCACCTCGAGCCGCAGCTTGCTCACATTGTTGGCCTGGGCCTCGAGCGCGTCGCCCGGGGTCTCGAGGATCTCGACCTTCGTCTTTTCGCTCGGGTACGACCAGACGTAGCCAGGGCCCTTTTTGCGCGCTTGCTCGCCGCTGGCCGAGCCGATCTCGTAGCCGCCGCGCTGCGGGTTGCTTGGGCTGATGGCGCCGCCGCGCTCGGTCCCTGGCACGAGTGCAGGGCGGCCCACGTCGGTGGGGTTGTAGCCGGGCGGGACCCCGATCTCACACACCTGCGGCTCACTGAGGAGCGAGCACCGGTGCCACTGCGAGCGGGCGATGTCGTGCTGCGTGATCTCGTCGGTCGTGAGCGCGTGGATGGCGCGACCGTCGATGACGTTCACGGCCTGCACGCCGCGCATGAATGGGTACCAGACGACCGGGCAGAAACCGAGGTGGTGCTGAACCGTCTGCGCCTTGTCGACCTTCCAGTCCGGCTCGCGGCCGTCCTCTGCGGCGACTGCGGGCAGGTAGGTAGTGTCCGCGTCGGCGTCGATGACGCGCCGATAGAGCATCACCCGGACCGCCCACTTGCCGTGCGTTGTCCGGTACTCTTCGATGTAGGGGTACCGGACCTCGAGCTTCACCACGGCGCGCTGGACGTCGAGCTCGGGCTCGCACCACTTGGCGGGTAGCAGCTCGGCGAATGGCTTGCCGTTGCGGTGGCCGTGGATACCGACGGCGGTGCCGCAGCCCATGGCCGCCGCGAGGCCGTCACGACAGTACGTGCGGAAGTTGCAGGCTTTGTGCAGCTTGGCAAGGAAGCGGTCGAGGGTAGCGCTTGCGTCCTCGTCGAGCCCGGCCTCGTCGTCCGCCTCCTCCTCGTCGGGCCGAGAGGTGAACTCTGGGAAGCGGCTCTCACCGAACATCAGGTCGCCGTACGACGTGATGGCGAGCGAGACGGCCGGGTACACGATGCAGGGCTTGCGCTCCCACAGCGGGACCTTGTCGTCGAACCAGTCGACGGGGCGGTTGTCGTACTGCGTGCCCTCTACCCAGCGCTCAAGCCACTCGAGCCGGCGGTACCGGGGCGAGGTGTTGGCGCGCAGGATGGGGGCGACCTTTTCCGCGCCCTCGAACTGCTCCTGAATCATCGCCCGCTCACCGTGTGTCGTACGTTCGGCATGCGCCCGAAGCGGCCGATGGCCATGTAGCGAAGGGCGTCCATGGCGTGGTTGTTCTTGTCTTCAGGCTGCTCGGCGAAGGTCCCGTCAGGGTGCTTCTTCCGCTTGTAGAGCCCGAACTCCTTGATGGTATTCACGCAGCGCGGCGAAACGTAAAGGCGCGACCAGCGCTCGCCCGTCTCCGACTCTCGGATGTGCAGGAGGTCGGCGACGCGAGCGAGGCCGGCGAAGATCTCGTTGTCCGTCTCGCCCACGGTCAAGCCGTGCATGCGGAGGTCGTTGATGCGGTCTGGTCGCGAGGGGTCGGACCAGAACGTCGCGTCGGCCCAGGCCTTAGCGCGCGCGTCCCACACGTGGTTGGGGATCTCCGACTCGTAGTGCTCGTCGATCAGCCAGAGCGTGCCGTCGGCGCCGTGCCCTTGGACGCCGCCGCGGAGCAGCACGCCCGGGTCCGACCAGCCGTGGTCCTGGCCGACGATGAACTCACGGAAGCGTAGGTTTGGTGGCGGCTCGCGGACGTGGAAGTCTTCGTCGAACGCGTAGACGAGACCTTCGCCGGCGTCGGGGTTCGCCTCCCACTCACGGGCGAAGGTCGCCTTTGGGGTGGTGGCGCGAGCTCGAGCCACCGCGAAGGGGCTCACCGTCTCGGGAGCGTCGCGGTAGGTCGAGTGCCGGCCGTAGTAGGTTTTGAGGACCGCAAGCGCGGCTTGGTCGGGGTCGTGGGGCAGCCCCTCCGGCCACTCCTCGGGCGAGAGCTGCTCGAAGACGTCGCGGATGGCGATCGCGGCCACGCTCTGTAGCGCGTCGGCGTCGCTGATGTCGCCGCGGCGGAGGCGCGCCGCCAGGCGGGTCGCCTCGAGCATACGCCACCAGAGCCCGTGCCGGCCGCGGGTGGGGGTGCCGCCCGGGAGCTCGAGGCCCAGAGACCAGGGCTCGCTCAGCCAGGGCGTGGCGATGGCGTCGTAGACGGCCGGGTCGATGTCGTCGAGCTCGTCCGTGTCGAGCACGTCGGTGCGCATGCCGCGCGACGTCCGGGCGTTGTACGCACTGGCCGGGAAGGGCTTGACCCAGGACCCGCCCGGGAACCGCACCTGCCCGCTGCTCGCGTCGTACCTGCCGCGGAGGAAGCCCCAGGGGCCGTCCGGCGCGAGCTCGGCCAGGATGTCCGGGCCGTGAACGTCCTTGAACTGCTTCAGCGTCGGCATCATCGACGTGATGCGGACGCCCTTCAGGGGCTTGGGGCAGTTCGGGCGGCGCTTGCCGTCGAACTGGGCGACGAGCGTCCACCAGAGCTGCCGCCGGTACCAGCTCTTGCCTACACCGCGCCCCCACGGGAGCATGACCGTGCGGCGGCGCCGGACCTGCCCCTGCTCATCGAACAGCCAGCCGTAGGTGGTGAACTGCGGGCCGTTGAAGCGGAGATCGACGGACGTGCCGGCGCTGCTACGCGCCATCGTCGCCGAGCTTGGCGCTCGCCGGGCCGCTCACCTTGATGGTCACCGTGCCCACGGGCTGCGTCTCCCCGTTCCGGTCGGACTCGTACCGCTTGGCCTGAATCAGGGCCTGGTAAAGCTTGGCGAAGCTGGCCGCGTACTGCGGCCCCGGGTCCTGGAAGGTGACGCGGCTCGACACCTTCGTCGCTGTCTTACTCCGACCCCTCGGCTTCGCCAGCGCGTCGAGCTTCTGCAGCATCTCGAGCGGGTCGACGTTCAGCCGCTCCATGCAGAGCTGCATCGCGCACATGGCCATCTGCTCGGCCTCGGGCTCGAGCTTCGCGCGTAAAGCGTCACGAGCCTTTATGAAGTGTCGGTCCTTCACAGCCCGGTTACGGAGGTCGTACCCCGTGGAAACCGGTAGCCCAACGGCCCTGGCGGAGCCGGCTACGTTGCCGGTGACCAGGTAGTGCTTTCGGAACTCCTGTTCCTTGTCTTTTGGCGTTGGGACGGCTCGCGTCACGTTCCGTTTGCTCCCGCAACCGTGTTTTTACCGTCGCGTCCGACGTGGGGAGCGCAGGATTGCGCTTGGGTGGCTGTGCTGATGCTGGTGCTGGCCACGCTGACCACCGGGCGCCTGGTTGGCAGCTGCAATGCCCGCCAGGGCGCCCGGTGAATCCGCGTTCGTCAGGAGGTTCGGAGCCAGCGTGTCTTGTGACCGTGCTGCGCCCTGTCTTGCGGCGAGCGCGTGTAATAGGCAGCTGCGGCGCGCGGCCGATGGTGGCCGACGGTGGCCCACGACACGCCGCGTCTAACCCACGGGTCGTGTGGTTTTCATCTGTCGTTTCAGGTGGTTGTAGGCCTGCTTGAGGGCGTTCACTTTTTCCTGCAGCTCCTCGAGCTGGAGCCGGTGCTCCCCGAGCGTGGCCTCCACGTCGTCGGGGTCGCGCTCGAGCCCTGCCTTGAGCGCGACCGGGTTGAACCACCACTTCCGGACGACGGTTCCCGGGCGGTTGTGGGCGCGCAGGACGTTGCCGTAGCGCAGGTGCAGCGCGTACAGACGACGGCGGAGCGTGCGCGGGGGGATACCCATCGCGCGCGCGTGCTTGGTCAGCTCAAGCCAGCCGTCGTGGAAGGGAGCCGGGGGTGGGTTCAGGCTGGGGTGGCCTCGTCTTCGAGCCACGCCTTCGCGACCTGCCGCCTCGTGCCGTACCAGG